GTAGTAAACTGTATGCGCACAGTCTTTGTCACAATTATAGAAACGCTTACGACATGTTTATTTGTTCGGGTATTTTATTCAACCACGAAAGCCCTAGACGCGGTATTAACTTTGTAACGAACAAAGTAGTATTAGAGGCTGTTAAGATTAAACTAGGGTTATCCGATGAATTGGTTTTGGGTAATTTAAGTTCTATGAGAGATTGGGGTCACGCTAAAGATTATGTAAAAGGGATGTGGCTTATGTTACAACAAGATAAACCAGACGATTATGTATTAGCAACTGGTGAATCAAAAAGTGTTAACGATTTGGTTAGTTATGTATTTGATAAATTAGAATTAGATATTAAAAAATATGTAAAAACAGATATTAAATTTGAACGTGCTGAAGAACTTCATTACTTGAGAGGTGATGCAACAAAAGCTAGAAATATTTTGGGTTGGGAAACAGAATACACATTTGAAACGATGTTAGATGAAATGATTGATTATTGGATTGAATATCATAAATGATGAACTGGCTTAAATCACAATTTCTTGCTTTGATATTGGCTTTGGTTAATGTGGAAAAGAACGCACTTAAACAAAATGGTGGTAATCTATCTGATGATGTAGGTCAAGAACAGCAGATACAGCAGAATCAGTTCCTACAAGACCTTATACAAGGTAGAGTCACACAAGAGGTTAAATTCCTAAGATGGAGAATATTCAAGATACTGGAAAATATACAAGGTAAAGATATTACCGTTAAAGAACAAGCTGACGGAACAGTCACTTACACCGCCAAAGATAAGAACTATTCACATAAACTAAAAAAGGTTAAACTTGAACCATCAGATGATAATAAACTTGAATTGGTAATCGATAATCTTACCAATACTACAATGGGTCAGTTGAATCTGCTCGATGCCGATAACGAGAATATAAACGCATCAGAACATGATTCATTGGTCAAAGGTGATAGTAAAATCAAAATCAAGCATACCTACCCGTCTAAATTCAGATTGGAGAAATACGTTAAGAAAATGAACGTAAGAACCGATGAGAATAATACTAGACTATTGGAACTATACGTAACTATGTACCCAGATGAATATGACAGGTTACATAAGATGTTTATAACTGAAGTTAAGAAAGCTATCACCAACCCTAGAACATCATCAATATTGGATATCGATGAAATACAATTTATAACAAATAAAGATTTAGGTATTACTGATAATAAAGAATACCTATTCAATGAAGTCAGATTCTATAAGATTGTGGAATTCGATGGTCACTATGTAATTAAATTCAAAGCCAACGTAAAAACATATGGTTACAGCATAATCGAACAGTTCAGAGAACACGAGCTAGATATGAGATATGAGAATATGGAATCTAAAGACTCACGTAATAAAGATATAAATTATGTTGATGCGTTAACTTATCTCAACACATGATATTTATTAGTATATAACAATATTATATGGCGAAAAAAATAACTAGAACAAACAGTAACGCTAAAGTATATAATGAAGCGGAATTCGGCACACCAGCCGATAAGATATTAGGGGATAAGTTCAGATTGAAATGTAAGAATGAAGCTCAAAAAGAATTCGTAAGAATCATAAGTGAATATGAAATAGTTATAGCAGCTGGTCCAAGTGGTACAGGTAAGTCTTATCTTTCTATAGGGAGAGCAATAGAACTACTACATAACGTATCAAACCCATACAGTAAGATTGTAATATGTAAACCAGCTGTTGAGGCTGAGGAGAAGATAGGTTTTATACCAGGCACTGAGAGAGAAAAACTAGAACCACACATAGCCTCATCACTTGACATCATTGATAAGATGATTGGTCAATTCAGTAGAAAGCGATTAGAAGAGAAAGGCATATTAGTCATACAACCATTAGGTTACATCAGAGGTAAAACCCTTGATAATTCAATCATCATCATAGAAGAGGCTCAGAACCTATCACCCAACCAATGTAAGACGATTCTAACTAGAATTGGAAGTAATAGTAAATTAGTCATATCTGGAGATATTGACCAATCAGATAAATATAAGAATATTAGAGATACAGGTCTATATGATATAATCACAAGACATAAAAATATACCTGAAATTGGTTTCTTTGAATTTACTAAAGAAGATATCGTAAGGAATCCTATAATCGGTAAAATATTAAATAACTATCCCCAATTGGGTGAATCTGATATACTTAAAGATTGTATAACGCCTAGAATCAGAAAAGACGAAAATATGCAAGTTATTTTAAGTGAAACAGACAAAAACAATGATCAAAAAAGATTATTCGATAAGATAATTTCTTTTATTCCTAAATATAGGTAATAATAATTTACTTTAACACCCATAACACTATATTGGTACTATAATACTAATATAATATGAAAGTAATCGGAATTACCCTTGATGAAGTCCTTAGAGATTTCTTAGGCCACCTAAGCTACGCTGTGGCTAAAATCAGAGAAGAAGACGAATATGTTGTCACCGAAGGCGAAGTAACTGAGTTTGATTTAGTTCGATTCTTCAAATTTAATTCTAAAGAGGAAATGTATAACCTCTTTTACAAAGAAGCCTCGTTGGAAATATTCGGACACCCAGACCAATTACATGCCAATGTGATGAGTAAACTAAATGTACTTTACATGGATCTCATCGATGATGAAGAAGATGTCGAATTTGTAATAATGTCTAGAGAAGTAGGTAGAGCCGTACCAGCTACTATGTTCTTCTTATCTAAGACGGAATGTGAAATCCCAAACTTTAAATTCTTCACACAGTATGAGGATATGTGGAAACATGCGGATTTAATCATAACTGCAACACCTGATGTGTTGACATGTAAACCAGAAGGTAAAGTGGCGGTTAAAGTTAAAGCGTCTTATAATACAGACGTACCAGCTGACCATACAATTGAATCAATAATGGAATTCATTGATGATGAATCAGTGAGAAATAAAATCATACACTAAATAGAAAAAAATATGGACTACTACATTGACGTTGACCAACTATTCGATATTATAGTAGAGAAGAATCTTAGGCCGACCAAAGAGATTATCACGGAAATATCATATGATGAGGATGGTAACGAGGTGAAAGAAGAAATTACGAAAACACTATACCCCTCAATCGAGGTTAATGCACCTAAATATGAATTGTTGAGTACAATGATTGAGGTGGTTATGAATCAAGGTCCAGACGATTCGGACGCCACATTGGGATTCGAACACGCTTTGGAGGAAAGCGATTTCGCATTCAAACTAGCCTATAACACATTATTACACTATGAAATACTAAAACTAAACCAATAATAAAATGGAAAACAAAAATGTTAAACTGACTGAGGTTCTAAGTGACCTTAAAAATAATAATGCTAACTTTTATTTCTTCACGTTGGATACCAAAGGAAATCCTACAGCTGGTATCGCCAACATCTATGAACATGTGAAGGTTCTAACTGAATTGGGTTATAAGGCCCATATCTTACACGAGAAGAACGATTATAAGTTGCATGGCGATGAGAACGGTATGGGTGTTTCTGATTGGTTAGGACTCGAATATGCGAACTTGAGCCATGTATCTGTCGAAGCACAGCAACTAAGCGTAAGACCTAGTGATTTTATTATCATCCCAGAAGTCTTCGCAACCGTAATGGAACAAGTGAAAACCTTCCCATGTAAAAAAATCGTATTGAGTCAAAGTCCAGAATATATGTTTGAACTCCTTCCAATTGGTAAGAGATGGACAACAGATTATGGTTTCTATGATGTGATTACAACAAGTGAAACTCAAGCGGAACATATCGGAAACCATTTTCCAGATGCTAAGACATATGTTGTGCCAGTGAGTATTCCTGAATACTTCAAGAACAGCAGAAAACCTAAGATACCTGTAGTTTCGGTATTATGTAGAAATCAGAGCGATACTGTGAAACTCACAAAATCATTTTACCTACAGTACCCTCTTTACAAATGGATTACATTCAAAGAACTCAGAGGTCTACCTAGAGAACAGTTTGCTGAAGAACTCAGTAAGTCTTTCTTGGCCGTTTGGGTTGATGATTTGGCTGGATTCGGAACGTTCCCTGTCGAAGCTATGGAATGTGAAACACCTATTATCGGTAAAATCCCTAATATCGTGCCAGAATGGATGAAAACGGCTGATGAGGCTGGTGAGGTGTCGCTACTCAATAATGGTATCTGGACAAATACAACTCATAATATCCCAGAACTTATCGGACAATATATTAAACTATGGTTGGAAGATAATGAACCAAAAGAAATCCTCGATGAAATGGTGAAATCAAAAGGAAAATATACTGAAGCTAAACAGAAAGAAAAGATTGAACAAGTATATGGTAAACTTTTATCTGATAGAATTAACGAGATTGAAACAGCCGTTAAACAATCTGAATTACAAGAAATTTAATATAATATAAATATGAAAAAAAGTAACATAACCGTAATCGTACCTATTCACGAATTAACAGAAGAAACTAAATCACTATTCGGAGTTGCAATGCAGAGCGTTGCACAACAGACAGTGATGCCAGATGAGGTACTTATCGTAACACCAGCTAAAAGTGAAACGCTTACATACCTAAAAGGATACGACTTTGAAACCATTAAATCAATTGTAAGACTTGTGGAGAATGAAGGTGAAACTGATTTCTCCACCCAATTCAACTTAGGTGTATCTGAAGCTAAAACTGAGTTTGTATCATTGTTGGAATATGATGATGAGTACGCTAAAATTTGGTTCAAAAATGCCGTAAAATATATGGAAGCATATCCAGAGGTAGATATTTTCCTACCAATTATCGCAGACGTTGATGGTAACGGTCAATTTATCGGAACAACCAATGAAGCAGTATGGGCTTACAGATTCTCAGATGAAATGGGATTTCTAGATTCAAATGCACTATTGGCGTATCAGAATTTCAATATTGATGGAATGGTAATCAAGAAATCATTGTTTGACGAATTCGGTGGTTTCAAATCAGCAATTAAACTTACATTCATTTATGAGTTCCTACTCAGAATGGTTCATAATGATGCAAAAGTTATGACAATCCCTCGATTCGGATATAAACATATGAATATGCGAAGTAGTTCACTATTCCATACATATAGTCAAGAAATGGACCCAGTTGAATCAAAGTGGTGGTTGGATAAAGCTAAGAAAGAATTCTACTTCACTAAGCAAAGAGCTATAACCTATGAAAAATAAGTTATGGGCAAGTGATTAAAGACCGTAAAAAAAAAGTTAATGATTATTTTGGAGTTGAAGAAGAGCAAGCGGTCGCCGAGTTCTTGGGTCAAGGTATTATGATTCCAGATATCACTGACCCTAGAATGGAGAAACATCCAGAACGGGTTAACATGTTATGGAGCGGCACCACCGACCACGCATTTCAGCGAGAGTTAATTTATAATCGTAAATTAAAGGAACCGTTGAATAAAATGGTCGAATATATCATCAAAAGATATAAATTGTATAGAGATGGGATATCCTTTGATGAGTTGCATATGGACGCATTAAACAACCTAATACTCAAAGCACATAAGTTCGAAGCCGATAGAAATAAGAAAGCCTATTCATACTATGGTACGATAATAAAAAGGTATCTTATCGCTAAACTCATCGAAGATGATAAATCGCTGAAGAAGTATGAGGATTTTGATAACGTCAGTACAGAACTCGAAACTTTGGATGAATATCAGTATGTGATGGAAGACGATTCGTTCGATAACGAAAAACTCATCAATAGTGTTATTAAAGCAATAAAAAAAGAACTGGATGACGCTAAAGATGGTGTAACCGCACCAATGAATAAGAATGAAAAGATATTGGGTACCACGCTAATCGATGTATTGGAAAATAAGGACTCAGTTACACCCATATTGGGAGGCGGTAATAAACACGATAAACTAGCTATATTGGAAGTAATCGGTACACACTCAGGGTTGAACAATAAAGAAATACGCTTTG